TTAACTTGCTTCTCTCTCCATATCATACATCCTCACAGAATGTAAGACCAGCTCACGATATTTCCAAGCGTTGACCAGGTATTCAATCACTTCAGGATCTTCAATTTCAAAACCAAAGAGCAGCAACAATCTAACCGTGTATTCGTTTTTCAAAATTGGGACGTTGTAAGTCACATCCACCCAATGCTCAAAGCCTGAATCTGTCTGCTCTACATTTGCTAGTTTAATATTTAAAATCTTCATTTTCATTCCTCCTACTTATATATTCGTAGAAAAATAAAAAAGCAGTGAAAAATCATTACTTTTTTAATTCAGACAGTACTTTCAGAGCAATTTTGTTAATGTCAACAAAATTGGCAACCAAGCGATTTAATACTATTTGTTGACGCCAACAAGTCAATTTTCAGACAAACAAAAAAACCGCAAGCCTGAGCCTGCGGTGAAAGAACAATTTAGAAAGTTTCCTTTCTATTTATTTTACTGTAATCAAGCCATCTGGCTCTACTGTGAACTCTGGCTTGTCTGCCATGCTACCATCTGGTTTGAGGTAGTACCAGCCTGTTCCGTCTGCGGACTGGACGAAGGCGTTTGATACCATAGCACCTTCTTTACCGTCAAGATAATACCAGGTGTCCTTGTACTTGACCCAGCCTGTCTTCATGGCACCTTCTACATCAAAATAGTACCACTTCTCAGCGATTTTCTTCCAGCCTGTGGCCATTTCGCCTGATTGGTCAAAGTAGTACCAATTACCGTCTGTGTGCTTCTTCCAGCGGTCTGAAAGCATATAGCCTGAGCCATCGAAATAATACCAGGTACCGTTGATTTTCTCAAACTTATCTTTTGGATAAGAGCCGTCTGAGTGTACGTACCAGTAGCCAGTGCCATTTTTCTGCCAGCCTGTTGCAGCGCTCAAGCCGTTTTCGATGTCTTGCTTAAACTGTTCACGGCTAATGCCCCATTTAGCAAGATATGGATATGGATCCACATGGTCTGAGTGGTTGGTTGGTTGGTTATTGGTACAGTATTCATGCGTCTTGATACCTGCCAAGTCGTCTGTATCAAGAGTCTTCGGCAAGCCTGCTTCGTCCGCTAGATTGCGTAGCAATTCGATATAGAGGCGATAGTCAGCCATAAACTCTTCCTTAGTTGAATGGCTTTCAATCAGTTCAACCGCTGCGTAACTCTCAGCATTCCAACCGCCCCCAACATCCCAACTTCCGTTGTTCACAGGACCTACTTGCATGACACGGCCATTTCCGACAACATGTGAAAAGAACCCTAGTTCAGGGTCCTTTCTATAGTGGTAATCAGCCTCATTTTGAGCTGTTGAGTTACGGTTGCCTGTTGAGTGAGCGTGTACTTGTCGATAAGGCTGCACCCCAACCTGGGGCAAGCCTGTACGTAGTCTGCTTGTATCGATATCCATTCCCTATCGTCCTTTCCATGCGTCGTTCATCTGTTTCACTGCTGACTCTACGAAGGTGTCTAAGTCTTTGTCAGTCATGCTAATATTGTATTTTGTAAGCTCAGCACGGACTTTAGCGCGAGCCTGTGCCAGTTTTTCATCTCCCTTGTAGCCAGTTTCAGCAGCTACCTGCTCAACGGCATGAACTGCATTTTTAGCTAGAATTTCAGCGATGATCACCGCTTTCTCTCCGCCTTTACGCAAAAGATAATCTTTTACTGCTTTTACAATACCGTCTACTGCTACTGCTAAAAAGCCTGTCGCAAAAGCAATGATAATTTCAGTAATTTGTTGCATTTGTTATTCTCCTTTTTCGATTTCTTCCATGCGGTCGTTCATGCGAACCATTTCTTTTTGAATGTCTCCGACCGTGTGAGTGATTGTGGTTAATTCTGTAGTGGTCTTTTCTAGGTGAGTCATCAAACGCTCTTCTCGTCTATTAGAGTCGGCCTTTGATTGCTCGTGCAAATCCATAATCTTCTTCTCTCGCTTGTCCGAAGTCTTGATAAGATATCGAATGATAATAAAAAAAAGCAAGATAAACAAAATCGCCCAAGCTACCTGACTTTGAGCGATTTTTTCAGCTTCTTCAATTTGCATACAACCTCCTATTCTTTAGGTTCTACCGTTGGAACCGTCCAGTCAGGATTGCCCTCTGTATCAAATTTCATGATATAGAATTCATGATTCAACAGAAGGGCTACGTTGATTGTTGCGATTGTACCACCCCACTGGTTGAACGCCCAAACGGTTTCAATATCCTTGAATTGGCGACGGCCATTTACGATCACAGGACGTTTTTGAACGTCACGATACATATAGAAGTCATCGCTTACATTCTTGCAACGAATGAACTCTCCATTTTCTTTCATGTAGCGCAAAGCACTCGCAAGATCAAATGGTTCTGTGATTTTTGTAAGGTCTAGTAAGTTATCTGTGTTTTGAATTGTTTCTGCCATGTCTATTCTCCTTTGTCTGCTGGTTTAGTTTGTTCATCAAGCAGAGCTTCCAGCTCATCCACTCGTGCTTGAAGTCTTTGATTCTCTTCCCTTTGCTCATTCAACTGAATACTCAAGATATTACTTGTAATCATCGAATTTGTTGAAGTTGTTGACATTTCACTAATTGTCATTTGTAAGGCTTGGTTAAGCTGTTCTGTGTTCATTTTCTAAGTTCTCCAATCTATGTGTTCGTTTTCTATTTTCAAGAGCAAGCTCCTGAATTGCTTTAAGTGCGATATTGGTCAACATGTTGTTATTCATGCTATTGTTTTCTCCATTTTTTCTATTTTTTGATTTAATTCTTGAATAGCCTTGATTAAGTAAGGAACTAAAGCGGTATAGTCTATATGTAGATAGCCATCTGGATTCTCAGGATCTCGTGAGACAATTCTTGGAACGATGGTTTCAGCCTCTTGAGCTATTAGACCAATCTCCTCATGTTTCTTATTTTCGATGAAATCAAATGCAACCATTCTTAATCTGTTGATTTTGTCCAAGGCTTTCACAGCTGTATCTGTGATGTTCTCTTTTAAGCGTCTGTCTGATTTTTGTTCCATCCAATACTTCACGCTACCACTACCGACCTGATTCCACCAAACAACCGCATTCCTTCCGCCTTTGGGATTCCAACCATCACCAAGCACATCTTTACTTCCAAGTTCGATACCATTTGAAAACACAGGAGAACGAGAAAAAGTAGTATTCCCATAGAAGTTTGCTCTCGATGAATTCGAAAAATCCACTTGATCATAAAAACCGACTTCATTCCTACAGTACATTTTCCCATCAGTATTGACGTTCCATGCTTTAGGTCCGGCATAGTTCCAATTATTTCCCCAGTTCGCCCAGAAGGCTGTCCGGACTCCATGCCCGGCACCATTCCCCATACCAACAGAGAACTGATTGACACCTGAAATCCAGCGACCGCCACCCTGGTCAAATTGACCAAGTGTGAATCCACCAATTCGACCTTGATAGGCTTCTAGGAAGGTTGAACTAGAAATGACGGACTCAACCTTAGTAGAGAAGATACGTTTAGATGTCAGTTGGTCAATAAAAGCGTCATTTGCAATCATTTTCCTAATAAACGCAGCATCAAATCTCACTTTATCAGCCGTGACCGCTTCAGCGTCTAATATCGTAGTCGTGACCGAACCAGCTTCAAAATTGGCCGTTTTGAGCTTATCAACCATGGCAGACTTGATGACTGCTCTGTCAATCAGGGTCTCTCCAGTGATGTGGGTCAATTTCCCAACAAAGCGGTTATGTCCATTGGCGCCAAGATTGATTCCAGAGATGATATCTCCAGCCGAGTTGATGTTTTGAACTGCCCATGAGCCAGTTAGTAGAGTCATTTTTGTTTGCGTGGCTTCAAGCTTCTTATTCGCATCTGCGACCACATCTTCTGGATGTGGTCGCCATGTTCTAGGTTTATAACCTTTGTACAAGTCAACTTCTGTAATATACAAATCAGCTGTTCCTGATGATGAGCCATTGTTATCAAAACGAATGTAAGCATTATCCATTTCTCCGGAATTAAAAGTTACTGAGACATCTTCGCATCTAGAGGTAGATAGTTTCTTGCTGCTAACAACTTTCTTAACGATTGTGAATCCATCGCTCTCGCCTGCTCTTCGTCCAAAAATATAAACATCATAGCTTGCTAGAGCACTGTTGTTAAATCCTCTAAAATTCAGTACATAGTCAGTATTTCGTTCAAGATTAAAACGGTGACTATACAAAAAGTTTTCGTTTTTAGTTGCATTACTTAAACGCATAAGGTCTTTCTGCCCGTTGTGATAAAAGCTATGCTTAACCAATCTTCCTAAATTTTGAGTTGAGCCCCATTCATTCGTAGCATTTTTAAAATCACTATTCTTAATGAGGTTAGGGCCGCTTACACTATATTTCCCAACCTCAACCTGAAACAGTTGATTAGTCAGAGCCATGCGAGCAACCTTATCCGCAATTCCATTTTCAGTATTGCCCAAAATCCGCTCGTAAAGTTTACTGGTTTCCTTAACACGCTGGAAGTCAGTAGTCTCTACTTTTCGCGCTAGTTGATTGGTCACATTCGCAAATTGACTATCAGCATTCGCTTTGTTTGCAGAAACCTGATCAGATATTCTACCCATTTGTCGTTCAGCATTATCCTTGTTTGTAGCGACCTGAGTCTTTAAATTTGAAATCTGAGTAGTGGCTCCTTGCTCACTGCTTGTAAGTCTATTTGATAGACCACTGATTTGACCGCCCACATCTTGCTTATAAGTAGTTATCTGACTTGAAATATCCGTGAACTTACCATCTACAGATTGACGATAGCTAGCGATTTGACTAGCGATGTCTTTATTCGCACTAGTTTTAACAGCTTCAATCCTCTGATTGATACCCTTAACATCTTCTTGATAAGTAACCTTACCAACGAAATCACGATTGACCAGCTCACGGACTGCTGTCGCTTGTCTCGTGCTCTCCTCACGAGTATAGCGCTGTAGGGCTTCCTGTCGCTGACCGTCTTGACCAACATAGCTCTCAACTGCTGCCATCTTAGTAGATAGGCCATCAGCTGTCCTCTTGAACTCGGTTTTAGCGACTAAAAGCTCATTTTCTCCGTCTTCTGGTGCTGGTGACCAGTCCGTCGCCACACTACCGATTTCAACCTTGATTCCTGTTACCCAAGCTGTACCGCTTGTAGCACCTTCAAGATTGAATCGCAATGATGTCTTCAATTGATCAAAATTTGTTTTTTCAGAGTAGTCATAAGTGAATGTAATATATTTCCAATCTGCCGAACCTTTATACCTACCAAGCGTAGCATAATCTGCACCACTCTGTACTCCGGTCTCACTATTTTTTCTAAAAAGATAATGTTTGAAGCAATTAAATACATTCCAAAAGTTTCGACCTTGGACTACATTTTCGTACTTGATCCAAGCGCTAAAAGTAACTTTTTGATACAACCTTGAGCTGAAATCTGGTTCAAGGTTGAACGTTAAAGTAGAGTTGTTCTCTAACCTATAACATTCTTTTTGACCTGTGACATGGTTTTCAGGTAATTTTTCAATTACAGCTCCAACCGTCTTGGATTTTATCCATAGATTCCGGCCTCCCACCTTCATTTTTGAAAATTCTTCACGCAATTTCCCGGCTTCAGATACAACTAAAGTCTTATCTGCTTTATCCTTGGTTGCGTTCAGGATTTCCTGACGGATAGAGCCAGCTCGCACCTCAAATTCAGCCTGACTCAACTTCTGATTTAGCTTGTTCTGCGTGTCTGTCTCAAGACTCTTCACCGACTGCCTAATATTTTCAGCAGTCACATTGAGTGCGCTGATATCCGCTTTGGTTCTAAGCCCTTCAGTCAGACGATTCACACCAGCTTCGAGCGAGTTGGCTCGTTGTTTGAAGGTCGATTCAACTGTTGAAATCTGACCTTCTATATCTTCAGGAGCTTCTGAATAAGAAGTATCTACATCGTTTATTTCAAACTTCGGCATCCAAATCCAAACGGTTCCTTCTTGGTTGAAATTGAACAACCATTCATTTGTGGTCCGCTTGGATTCATTTGTCCAACCTTTTGGAATATGGACAACATATCGCTTAATTTCTGTCGACAATGTCACATTTCCAGTTTTATATCCGATATTCCCTAATCGAGATCTTAGCATTATTCCATTTTTATTTGCCTTAGCATAAAAACTAATGGTTACATCTTGATTAGTCGTACTTCCGGGAATTACTTTCCCGAATTGACCCAGAGCTGGATAAGTAACCTTGGGATTACCTCCATCACGGCCAGATGGATTCAGACCTATAATTTTAAGAGCCTTGTGTCCAAGATACTTACTTTCGCTATCGATAGTAGCCGTATATGTACTCGTTGTCCAAATTCCTGTTTTTGGAATATCCTGCTTAAATAGTGAGTTCAAGAATAGATTTCGACCGGATGCCTGCACACTCGCTATCTTACTAGAGAGCTCCTCAGCTGTCTGCGTGAGTTCTGACTTGCTGGCTTTACCATTGGCCAAGTTGGTCAGTTCTGACAGTCTACGAGTCGTCGTCTCCTTATACGTCGCTTGCGCTGACTTCACGCCAGCCAGTTCATTCTTAGTCCGGCTAAGTGCTTCAACTTGCTTGGCAATCTCAGCTTCAGCCTGTGCTTGCTTCGGTCGAATATCATTCACTATAGTCCGTTTCAGAGCGTCCAAGTCACCCGACAGAGCCGTTTGTGCGCTCGTAGTCTGCGACTTAAACGCTTCAAGTCTAGCAACAGAATCCAGCTCAATCCGCTTAGCTTCCTGTGCAAGCAGGGTACTTGCGCCAGCCAGTTCATTTTTAGTCCGGCTAAGTGCTTCAACTTGCTTGGCAATCTCAGTTTCAGCCTGTGCTTGCTTCGGTCGAATATCATTCGCGATAGTCCGTTTCAGAGCGTCCAAGTCACCCGACAGAGCCGTTTGTGCGCTCGTAGTCTGCGACTTAAACGCTTCAAGTCTAGCGACAGAATCCAGCCCAATCCGCTTGGATTCCTGAGCAAGAGAACTACTTGCGCCAGCATTTCGCAAAGCTTCCTCAGCCTTGCGCTTAGTTTCTTTCAATGGCCCGTTGTCAAAGCTATTAAAGCGCTGATTGATAGTGTCAGACAGTTCTTGCTTGACTTCTTCCGCTTTGGCCTTGGCAAGTTCTACTTGATCGTTAAAGTCTTTTTTGATTTTGTCGACCTTTTGGTCAAAATCTTTATCTGCTGCTTCTATCTGCGCTTGGATTTTCGCTTCAATGCCATCTTGTTGCTTAATATGCTTGGTAATCGTACCCTCGTAAGAATACTGGGTATCGTTTCCAGCCTTACTATCTGCACTGATACGACCTCTCAGACCACCTTTAAAGATAAAGCTCTGACTTAATACGGGAACTTTAAAGGTCTCTTTCTTATTGGTCTGAATGGTTACCCACTGCCCGACCTCAAGCAGTAAATGCCCTTGGTAGTTGAGATTATACGGATAGTAAGTTAGGTTTTTCAGTTTGTAATACAGGTCATTTAAAGCGCTCTGGGTCATGAAGACATTGTCCAGTTCCAAAGACCGGCCTGTCTTCATACCGACCGTCAGAGACTTCTTGTCCGTCTTACAAGTGATACCAGCTATCTGATACTCAATCTCACTCTTGGTCAAGCCATGCAAGAAGTAACTGTCAGCGTTGATCGTGATATTGGACTCAGTCAAATCACGGATTTCCATCTTGCCTTCTCTGTTGAAGAAACAAGACATCCCAATCATCTGAGTCATAGCGCTCAGCATATCCCTAAAGGAAAGTTTCTTGCCCTCAGGAACTTGCTCAATATGATAACGCATCGCGCTGATTCCGAAATAGTCATTCGCTAACTCAATGCCTGTTTTCAGGCAGATTTCCTGAATAACCTCTCGTACTTCAGCTGGGAAATGCAAATCCGTCACGTACTCACGATTGAGCTTAAACATACCGTCCATAAGTTCAAGTGTGGTTGTGTTGCGGTTTCGGTCAATCTCAATATCGTTGATGAAGTATTCCCCCATCTTGACCCACTGGTAGGTATCCCCAACCAGTAGACCAATCTCAGGGTGCAGGGTATCCAGCTTATTGAACGTGGTAATGATACTGGTAAAGGTAATTTTACCGCTACCAGCGCAGGTTCCACCAGGCTTATAAGTATCGCCCTTGATGTAGCCATACTCAAAACTAGCCTCTTTGATATCCCGTGAAGCATATTCACCAACACGAATAGCCAGCGTCCTTTCCTTGGCAAACATGGCTCTGTCAAATTGTCGTCTAGTTAAAGCGTCCATTTTCTTACCTCTCTACCAGATTAAATTTAGCGCCAGACCAAGGTTTAAACTTCTCAGTAAAGGTATAGCTAGGAGCTGTCCTATCACCGACATAGAAAGTCTTTGTGACTTGGCCATCCATGGGGTCTGGATAAGATACCTCAAAAAATTCAGATGATACAGCATGTAAAAGCTGACTTAATTCTCCCTGAGTCATCATACCCCATTCACAGTCTAGTTTGCGTTTGGTCGTGATACGGTCACGCACCATGTCGCCATTGGCATTACGCCCTGTCTCTCCATCGATATCTTGAATACCGACTTGAAAAGATTTGGGAGGCTTCACAGCCACCCCATTGATTGTCAATTGTGCCATTTAACCTCCTAAATCTTGAGCAAGGTTTGACCTGCTCGTTCATGTTCCTTGTTGATTTCTTGGATAGCTACCCGTCCGAACTCATGGCCTGCGATTTGGATAACGATGTCGCCAGCCGGTAATGAATAACCTGTAGGTACATTATTAGCAGGCATTCTTTCAGCCAGTTTTTGAGCCAAGATAGAAATCCATCCTGTATTCCGTTCAAGAGGCATTACCGCTTCTTGACCAGCTTCTCCGACCCCAATGATGCTAGGAGAGTTGAATACACCGCCTCGTGCATACCAATCTACAGAGAATGATGGAATTCTAGGAGGCATCAAGCTGAAGCTACCAGATATATTAAAGTGAGGGAGTTTGATTTTTGGTAAGCTCCAATCAAAGTTAAAGAAGCTTTTTAGTTTATCGATACCACTTTTAACGATGTTTTTAGCATTATCCATTGCATCATTAAACAGATTCTTGAACCAGTTGGGGATTTCTTTCAAGGCATCTTGCATATCTTTCCATCTATCACTAAACCAAGAACCGATTTTTTGGAAAGGATTCTGAGTTTTCTTTTTTGCACTCTCAAATTTCTCTCCAAACCATGTATCAGCTTCTTTTACTCCATCTTTGATATCTTTCCATCTATCACCAAACCAAGAGCCAACTTTTTCAAAAGCTGAGTTCACTTTACCCCTACCGGACTTGAATTTATCACCTAACCAAGTGTTTGCTTCGGCAAGCGCATCTTTAGATTCGTTCCAACGGTCACCAAACCAAGAGCCCAACTTGCTAAATGTATTGCTTATTGCATCCCAGCCTTGCTTGAATTTATCACCTAACCATTGACCTATCGGCTCAAAGATTTCTTGTAGTTTCGTCCATAGACCGCTGAAAAATTCGCCAATCGATTGACAAATACCACTGATAAAATCACATAGTCCTTGCCATGCAGTTTTAGCAAACTCAACAACAGTGTCCCAGTTTTGATAGAGCAAAACACCGATAGCAATTAAGGCTGCGATTGCTGCAATAATCCATGTTATTGGACTTGTCAAAACTGCTAACGCTGCATTAAAAGCCCATGTTGCAGCTGTAGCGACTCCTGCTGCAACAGAATGTGCAAATTCCGCCGCGGTTGCTAATCCCATTTTCGCTGCATGAGCAGTCCATGCTAGAGCTGATTTACCAAGTTCTAAAGCAGTTTTTCCTAGCTGTGCAATTGTTTTACCTGAATTGACCACAAAATCTTTTGCATATAAGGTGTTCAAATAGATTGTTTCAGCAAAACTGACCAACTTATCAAATGTCAATGCTTTAATAGCAAGACCTAGATTCTTAATCCCTCCAACAATCGAAGAGATCTTACTACCTAACAAGCTGAATGCTCCTGCAAGTCCTCCAGCTTGTTCTGCCCATGATAAGAAATTAATCGTTTGCCAAGTTGTTATCAAAGCTACGATAGGTTCTTTGTTTTCTTTACACCAGTCAGAAAAAACGGTGAAACCATTTGCCACTAACTTAATAGCATCCGCCAATAGTCCCAAAGTGGCTAAAAGGCCACCTCCTAATAAATCTGAAATTCCTTCAATACTAACACCGAATACTCCTGATAAAAACTCAGCAAAAGGTTGCCAGGAATTCTCCCAGAGAATCTGAATAATGTCAATTAGCCCATTAAAAGCATTAGCAATAGAGTTAATAGCAGGGACTACATGTTCATCATAAACACGACTTAAGCCATCGCCAAATTTGTTAACAGACCTTTCAATGCTCTCAAATACAGGCGCAACAGTATCTAATAAACTTTGGAAGACTGATGAAATTTTAGGAGCGCTTGTCACAACGACTTTTTCAAAACCTTTAAACAAACTTCCTGCTAATTTACTACCAACTTCAACAATGGTAGATGTCAAACTCAACAGAGTTGACACAATAGAGCTACCGATACGAACCGCACCAGTTGAGGTAATGACGTCGTAGAAAGCACTAGAAAAGTCCTGAGCTATGTTTCCTACTGCCTCGGAAAGGTTACCAACATTATCAAACAAAGCGACTAGCGCCCTGGTAATGCGTTCTTTTTGCCTTCCAAGGCCATTTGCAATACTTTCGGCAAGGAAAACACCGATACCTAGCCCGATAGTGGTTATTGAGCCTGTCACTTGCCCTAAAGCATAAGCAATTTTCTCAGCCATTCGGTTAAAGGCATTCACAACCCTTGGGTCAGTGGCGATTTCTCCCATTGTCTTAGCTATTTGGTCTAAGGCAGTCTTAATGCGTTCTATACCTTCTGGTCTAAATGCTGCATCAAAACCTTTCTTGAAGGGGTCAAACAACCCTTTGAGCTTATCTCCAAGACCATCAAAAATGCTCTTGAATTTGTTGTCCATGTCGGTCAACTCGACTTCTGGCAAGATGTCTTTGAAAGGTCCGCCACCGCCTCCCTTTCCTTTACCACCTTTGCCACCGCCTCCAGAACCGCCTGCGTCGTCATCTTTTGGTTTTTGCAAGATGTTAATCTCATCAAATCCCAAAAGACCTAGCAACTCTTTAGCGGCCTTCTTAGCGTTTTTGGCGGAGTCTCCAAGATTGTCAGCAAGTCCTCCTGCTGAATCTCCAGCGTCGTCTACTGCATCAGCAAGGTCTCCTGCTCCGCCTGCAGCATCCTTCATGGCGTTACCCATGTCTCCAACTGCTCCACCAACACCATCTTTCACTGTTGCTTTCTTGTTGAACATCAAAGCGATAAACTCAGCGAGTTTAGCAGTAACGTTCTTCAAAACCATAGCAAAAGAGTTCAAGACAGGCATAATGGCATTGATAATCGGTAACATAGAGTTACCAAGGTTCAATGCTGCGTCCTTCATTAGCGACTTAAACAGGCTGATACGACCATTTACAGAATTAGACAAGGTATTCCCATACTTGGCTGTAGCCTGTTCCAGAATAGCCATAAGGCGGATTTGTTGCTGGGTTTGGTAGTCTAATTGTTGCCAGCTTTGTCCGTTTGCGAACTTCTTAAAGGCTTCAGTGGACTCAATCATAGCCACATTGACGTTGATTCCTAGATCCTCAATCGCTTCGGTGTTCCCTAGCAAACCTGAGCGAATCCGCTCCATAACGTCTGTAATCGTGCGCCCTGAACCTTCAGCAACCACTGCCGATGTCTGCAACATCTTAGCGGTATAGGCGCTTAGCTTGTTGGTATCTTTGATAAACCCAGAAAATAAGTTTGAGTAGACCGCACCGTAGTTAGTAGCCTCACCCACCCCCATATTCATAGCGTTGGCGTTATCGTTAACCCATTTTAAGAAAGATTGCGAACTCTCGCCCATCTGTCGCTTGATTTGGTTCATAGACGCTGATACTTCAAGAGCCGTCTGCGTTGAATACATCCCAACATCAAGTAATTTCTTACCAAGGATTGCAAAACCAGCGAACTTAGCCAGCTTACCAAACGCACTACCGATTGAGTTCGACTGTTCACGAACTTTAGCAGTGGCATTTTTCACTTGGTCAGATGTTCCTTTGACCTGATTCTCAACTTCTTTCATCTTCTTCCTGAAAGGCGCTATCTCAGCGTCAATCATGACCTTCAATTCATCAAGAGTTGCCATTTATTTCCTCCTTCCTTTTTCGATTGTGTCTCTCTGCAAAATCACGCATCCGTTCCTTATGCAACAAAAGCGCTTGTCTCTGTCGTTCCTGTTCTACTGCTTGTTGTTCTTCTACAAACAACTCAGGCGCATATTCCCAGAACTCAAAGGCCTTGGCATCTTCGGATAACAATAAAGAAACGTGGTTGGATATCATCTGCGAAAGTCTGTATAAGTCAATAATCTTTTCTTTACGCTCTTGGATTTTGACACGGTTGTAGCTTTCTATCATTTCCCTGATTTCAAGCACCGTCAAATCCCAAAAATCAAGAGGCTTGCCCCCGATATCCAAAAACATAGGATAAAGCCTCTCAATAATCTGCGTTACTGTTAAAATTACTCGACTACTGTCATTTTCTTCTTGGAAGTTTTCTTGCCCTTGCTTCCTCGTGGAGTAAAACCCGATACTTCAAAGAGTGGCATTAAAACCTCTGTCATGAATGTTGTTTGGTCTCCACCATTGTCCACGTATTCATCGTATAAATCATAGACATCCTCAAGAGAATACCCATGTTCATACTGCTGCAAGGCGCCGTGAACTAACAACAACATAACTTTCAAAGGCGGTAAAGTGAACTCTTCGCCAGCTTCAGGCATGAAAATCTTCAGCAAGTTCATGCCGATTTTTTCTTCCACAGTTGCAGCTTGATGAGATGTCAAACGTAGCTTCAACTCTTTTTTGTCAGTAACTTTCCAAGTTGTGTATTTTAACGCCATTTAATTAACCTCCAACACCATCAGTAAATGTAAGATTAGACTGCAAAGCAATCTTAAGTGTGAACTCGATAACGGCATTGACACCGCCACCGCCAAGTTTTACAGATACTTGACCTTCAAAATTGACCTTAGTACCGTCTGGATATGTTTGTTCAAAGTAGAGTTTTTTCTTGCCATCTGCTGCCTTACGTAATACACGGTAAGGAGCTGTTGCGCTTGAATTATTATAAGCGAACTTGTACTCAAGTTCTCCTGCGTCCCCGATACCAAACTCGTACTTCTTCACCGTATCTGCAAGAGTAGTATTTTCTACTTTTTCGGGCTCGATACCAAATTCAGGTACTTCCTTAAGCCCTACAAGATTCTGATAATTGCCTTTCGTTTCACTAAAGGCCAATTTAATTCCATTTGCTAACATGTTTAATTCTCCATTCTAAATTGAAAAACAAGCTCTGAGTCTAAATCAACGACACCTTCAAAGCGCATGACCTTATGTCTCAAATGAGACGGGTCTGGCACGTCTTGGCAGTCGGTTCTTCGCAAACCTAAAGACTCAAAAATCTGATTGATTTTAACAGCTAACTCACTAGTGCTGGTATCATCAAAGATATCCACCTTATAGCGGATAGATGATTTTTGTTCCTGGTCATCAAACCAATCGCCCGGCTTGTTTTGTTCTTCTAAAAAAATAACGACTGGGAAAGTCTCCCAATCGCTAGGATAAGTATCGGTCACATTATCTGCAACCTTTTGCAATTCTTTATAAATAACAGGCTTGATATTAATCATTTTATTTGTTCTCTTATCTTTCTACGGACATAATTCGAAATATTCTTAGACACACGCTCTTGATTGTCTCTCAAAGCTGGATAAAGATAAGGCTGGGCAGGTTGACCATACATCTTGTAGAACTCCCCAATCTTTTGAAAATGGTAAGGTCCTACATTGATTTGGTCTTCATGCACATACCAAGGATTAGACTTGTAAGTCACGCTGACTTCTGGAGAGATACCAGAATGGCTAGCCTGCCCTTTTGGTCCTGTTCCGAATTCAACGTAAGGAGCATATTTTAGATTAGTGTAAACTTCACCTATAGCCCTATCTCCGTCCATTTTTGCTCTAGTTTTGATACTAATTATAAGCTCTCCATCTCTCGCTGGTGCGAGTCTTCTTGCATCAGCTTGGACAACTTTTATAGCAGCATTGTGTACCGCACGTAAGACGATATCCTCGCCAGTTTTTTTACTAGCCAATCGTCTACATTTAGCTATAAGCCTATCTGCCCCTAGTAGCTCTGACACGCTCTAACTCCAAAACTTGATGATGTGTGTAGACCTTTTTAGAAATGACTTTATGAGTCACTTCTGTCTGGCTATCGATACACACACCATCTTTCACTTTGATAGTAGCTGATTTGTTGGCATTGGCATTCAAAATATCATTGACACGCTCACCATACAATTCAGATTGCAACTTGCTACTAGCTGGCCACAATTCAAGGCGGACTGTCTCAGCTTCCTTGGCATATCCTTCTTTTACGACACCTTCCTCTGTGACAGTCTTTTCAAACCGTCGCATTGGATAAGGTTTCAGTCTACTCTGCTTCAAAAACATGGCCTGCCACCCTTGCTAGCCTGTGCATGCGTATTCGCTGTAGAAGACCCGTAGACAGGCCTTTTTCTCCGTAGACTACTGCTTATACCACCTTCGGTTCTAGAACGCTCTCCTTCCGCTCCTGAGCGGTTGTGGAGCTCGATAGCAACCTCAGGTATCAAAAGACTTAAAGCAGGTGTCAAAGATGTGCGATTAGTCTCTGACAAGATAAGATTTGTAGCCCTCGTTTGGAGCAACATGAGAAGCTGAGTATCTTCTTCGCCTGTTAATTTCTTCAGCAACTCTATAGACATATCAATCCTCTTCTAAGAACTCAGGTTCAGGGAGGATTTTCTCAAGAACATCTGAGATAGCGACACCGTTGCTGGCAATATTGTCAGCCAGCTCAGCATAGCGCTCCTCAGTAATCTCAAGTTCCTCTCCTGCCAGTCGTTTCACATTTGATTCCCAATCATAGAAATCTTGTTTGATTTTAAATTTCATAACTCGGACCTATTTCTTACCAGTTTTTTCTTTCCAGTTAGTTGTATCTGTGTCTGGTGCGGTTGCTGAATTAGAAATATCCTTAACCGCTACATAGACTTTATCGGCATGAGTTACTGATTCGCCTTTTTTGTAAGTTGTTCCAGTTTTCCACGCTTTAGCACGGTTTACAACTTTACCTTGTGCTGATTTTTTAGCAGCAGGCTTAGAATCTGCAATTGTGATGATGTATTTCTTGAAGTGTTCAAGAACAAATGCACCAGTGTAAAGCAATTGCTCTACCAATTCGCCAAATCGCCCTGGAATGTTATCGTTGTACTTAGTATTATCTACTTGTACTGGAGATGTAACAACACCTGGAGCAGTAGCAAGGGCATTAACACCTTTCAGGAATTTAGAAGGAACCTTATAGACTGTGTAATCATCCAATTCACCAACATATCCTTTTCCAAGGACTTTCTTATCTGCGTCACCATGTGGTAGACGAACGATTTCAGACTTGATCGCTTTGTAGAAACTTGGAGTGACGAAGAGCAAGCGTTCTTTTGTAATTCCAAGCTCATCAAGTTTCTCAGACACATCAAGAACCGCATTATAAGCGTTGTTCGCTCCTGCTGTTTTACCCATGGCAACATTGTCACTTACGTTTCCAAGTGCTGCACCAAAACGTAGTTCATCAAGATATGGAGCGACTACTTCTGCAGCCTGACGGGCAATAACATAATTGATATTCACTTGACCATTAGAGTCACGTTCGTCCAATTGATCTACGAAACGACCCCAGTATTTTTCTTCATCAAGGGTATAAACCTTTTCTTCAACTTCAACGTGATCAAATTCGTTGTCTTTGTTACGTTTGTAGTCTTTCAACTCTGTTGTGTTACCAGTTGCTACTGTAAAAGAGCGACCTTGCAAGGTTACTGCATCGCTTGATGTCACAAGTGGTGTTGAATATGAATTTACTGCAAGTACATCCTCAATAATCCCAAGATGTTTCTTGCGTGATTCTGCTGTGTTTAATTCTTCAAATGCCATTTATTTTTCCTCTTTTCTTTTATTACAAGAAGTCTTTACGCCATTTTTCCGTGACTTCTTGCTGGACTGTTTGTGCATTTTTGATAGGTGCACTACCTTTCATACGTTCAGAGACTCCCTTCTGAACTGACTCTTCCCATGCTTTTTGGATAGAGGTGATAGATTCAGATACCGTCTCTGCGTTTGTCAAATCGACTACATTTACTAACTCAACAGGTAAGTCACGTTCACTTAGCATTGCTTTAGCCTCTGCGGTCAATTCCTTACGAGCAATAGCCTTTTCACGGTCAGCTAGTTCTTGCTCACGCTGATCTAACTGATATTTCTGTTTCTCGTCAGCGTTCATCTTAGCAAGCTTCTTCGCTTCGTTTTCCTTGGCTTCTTGCTCAGCTTCCCATTTAGAGCGCTCGGCAGATAGCATCTTACCGATTTCAGCACGAGTGAAAGTTCGTTCGTGCTTTTCTTCCTGCACTGTATCAACATTTTCTTGAGTGTCGACAGTCTCAGTTGATTCAGTAGATACAGTTGCATTGATTTCTTCTGACATAATTGTCCTCCAGCGATTACGTCGCCACTCGATAATCTCGCTTTACGTCCGGCGACGGAACAGTACAGCTTTTAATGTCATCGGCACAGTTTGGACAATATAAAAACCGTACGGGATTCCATACGGTTAGGGCATAGGAAAACCGCATCAAATATGACACGGTTTATAGCAATTTACAGTAATTTATAGCAGTCTATTCCTGCAAGTCAAGATGTTGGATCACCTCCTAATCTTTAATGGCACGATTTGAAACCTTGGCGTAAACATCCACATAAGTCTCATTCTTGTCTCCGTTATGCGTGATTTCTGCATAATTTCCACAAGGTTCGCTTGATGTAATTGCGTTCGTACTAACAAGAGCTTTCCAGTTTTGCAGGGTCTTGCTAAACCAAACTACAAAGCAGTCTTCTGCTTTGATTTCACGACCTGATAAGCGTGAAAATTCTTGCGATGCCAATTGTTTTGCTTTTTCTAACATTTTATTCCTCCGTTTTTTCGTATGTTTCTGCAAAAATATCCGGCTTGCATGGATAATATTCTCCTTGCACGCCTTTGATAATGTAGTCACCTTCTGTTGCAACCATCAATCCTTCAAGCGTTTCGATTTTTAAAAGAGGATTTTTTAAGTCTGCGTAATCAATCCGTACTGGATCTAATCCAAAATCGCATAGCTCATCTATAGATTCTTCTGTATCTAAAAACTGCACGGCTTCAACTACTACTGGCTTTTTACGATATTTCATTTCTCGCTCCTTTCTAAACATAAGAAAAGCACTTAGATTTCTCTAGGTGCTTAAGTAATAAATTGCATTTTTATATTTTTTAACACGCTCGTAGTCTGTATTGGTAACAGATTTCAAACGTGATAAATCTGAGTTATGTTTCAAATCTGCAAGTTTTACAACTCTTGCTAAATTATTTGATTTTACTTTCCCAAGATATTCTTGATAACTTTGACCTTTTTTCTTTGTCAAAATTTGTACCGCTGTAACAACTTCATTTGACAAGCCAGACGCGAATAAATCGGCAGCAGTTATATCGCTATCCTCAATCACATCATGTAAAAGAGCGACAGCTTTTTCTTGTTCAGTGTTGACTTGACTGGCCACATAGAGAGGATGCTGTATGTAATCAACACCCGCTTTATCTACCTGCCCTGCATGTGCTTTTTTAGCGATAGCCAAGGCAATATCAATCATGCCGCTACCATCCTGTCAATATAAGTAAATGCATCATTTTCTGAAATTTCTTCAAAATCCGTAAAGTCATTAAAAAAGATTTTATTAAACCAATCCATGCTATTAACCCACTTTTTTTCAATGTCAAAAACTTGCATGACACCATCAATCAAACGAAGTACTTGAGCATTGTTCGTCGTTGTGCGGTAGTATTTAATATCTTTCATATCACTTCACCCTCTCTATATTTTTAGGAATCTCAAGCCCATTGCTTAAATCAAGCATTTCCTTAAATAATTTCATGCGTTCTAGATCAGATGTATTCGTATCACGATACTTCTCATAGAGTTCATGTAATGAACCATTTTTTAAGTCGAAACTTTCCTGAGTATGATACTGCATTTCAAAGTTGATACCATCTTTTTCAACGACTGTATTCACACCTTTGTATGGTCCATCTACTAGCCAAGTGTTTTTTACTTTTACAATTTTATAACCTTCTGCGATAAGCTTCTGTTTCATCTTCAAATACTCTTCTGTAAAAGTATCGGAATCGAAAATAGTTGTGTACCTTAAGGCGTCATTAATCTTACTCACGGCTTTTGACAAACTTATATTTTCAACTAGGCTATCTGCAATAATTTTACGTGATAATGACTCAACTGTTTTCTTCCTAAATTCAAGACCTGCCAATTTGTTTTCTCCTGCGATACGTTGCATATCACTTGTAATTTTTGGCTCAACTCCTGAAATTTTGGACAATAGTTGTTCGCTATAAAATTTCGCCTTGGCTTCTCTTGTATCTTGATTATACACCTTTTCCCCGTCTTTCGCAACATACTTGCTATACCACTCTTTATAAGTCATATCGGCAGGCACGTACTCAACTTTACCTGTCTCTGGATTCCTTGCTCTGCGCTTCAACTTGCTGTAGTCTGCGTCCTCATCGTATCCGACAGTAGTAGACCTACACCAAGGGTGCATAGGCGGACAATTGACACCAGGGACAGCCTTATCCCTATCATAGACCTGATTGTCATGCTCCTGACAAATGCGTGATGTACGCTTGTCTAAGACGGCCACAAAGATATACTTCTCTATATCCGCTTCCTCATAGTTGAGTAGCTCCATTTGGTTATGAAAAAAGGCTGATTCTGTCCGAACCAAACGCCTTGCATCGTTCTGCCCCACATTGAACCGCTCAGCAATTGCTTGTGCAGTTTCTCGTGTATCTCGGCCTGTCATAAGGCTTATGAGTAATTCATCTTTTATGCTTGATGTAAGCTTCCCTGTATTCTTCCAGATGTTTGTTGAGTACGTACTTCCATCTCCTACCCAACTAAAAGACTGTAGATGTTTAATCTCGTCCTCAGGAAGCCCAGAAAAGCCATATGCTAGTCCTGTCTGCTGTTGTAGGTCAAAGGTAGCCTTGTAGTAACTATCCTTCATCAGGTCGCTATAAAAGGCATCTGAGCCTGTCTTCTCCGAATGATAGATAGATTCACGCATACGATCTAAATTGTCGCTCAAACGCTCTAGGCGCTTCATGCGGAAAGAATAAGCTGGGCTGTCTAAGTCAGCCAGTAGCCTTTGGATATTCGGGTCATTCGGTCTTGCTTCAAGCACCTTACGAAGTTCGTTCAAGTTTTTCTTGTCTTTCATGTTCTTCAAGACTTGTCTAGCATCTACCTGACTTAAACCATAATCCCGTTGGAACTTATCAAAAATCTTATTGATTTCCTTATCCAAGTAAGTCTTGGCTTCCTGATAGACCTTATCGAACTGGTCTGCCTGCTTTTCGGCCTTGTCCATCTGTTGGTAAATCAGATTGGCTTTCCTCTTCGCCCAATACTCCTGATTCTTCATCCTCTACCTCGTCTTCGGGTTTCGTGTTGTCTTGGTTAAACATCGGCATGTCTTCCATGTTCTTCTTTTTCTCTTCTTCCAAGGCTTCTAGCTCAGCATCAGGGTCTTCCACAAACGGCAAGAGAGAAATAAGCTGTCTATTCGTCACTTTACCTTCAAGGTTGTTCACGATCTGAGAGATTTCTAGTAAGTTCTTAGGCAAACCACGACTAAATTGCGGAACGATTGAATGAGACTCTAAAGCAATCTGCTTCATACCCAAGTAATGAGCAAAAATCGCAATACGCTGGCGCAATCCACGCTTGTAATTCGCTTCCTTGGTCTTAGTAATCATCTCAAGGCCCATCAGCTTAAATTCCATGGCTACGCCTGAAGTATTCCCTGCGAAGTTCTCATCAGTCAAATTAGGCACATGGCTGAATGTGTAGATGTCCTCTTTAAGAGCTGTACGCAAGATTTCAGTAGCACTTTCGTCCAGCGTATTCTTCAAGAACTCAGCCCTTGCACTATCGCCCGGCAATTCCAAAAGACCTTCTTCAGAAAGAATCTTCATCGCTACCTTAGCATCTTCTGGTGTGTCTGCTAACTGCGTGCCATACAAGACAAGGATAGACTCTACAGCCTGTTCCTTATCATTGACACGATTCCCCATCAAGGAATTATAAGCGTCTATCAAGCTAATTTGTTGCTCATAGTCACCAATTGCAAAGTGATTATTGCGATACTCGATAATTGGGATTTGACCAAGGTTGTGAGGTGTTGCCTCCTCGCTCTGAGTTGTTCCTGAATCTGTACTTCTCAGCACCATGTGATAGTGCAGATTTTCGGTAAAGACCTCAGCCTGGTGCTTGGTAGTGTCTTTCGTATCGTCTTTTACTTCATAGTAATAGACCGCAAACAAAGGCTTCCGCTCAATACTATCATCGTAGACCATGAAAGTATTCTCCGGATCAATACTAGTTGAATCCAACTCAGCCATACCCTCTTTAGCATAGATGTACTCGTAAGCACGACCATAGATAGCCATGTTCAAAGCATTCTGAGCATCTACTTGGTCAATCTCAGCACCATCAAAGGCTGTAAGTAGTTCATCGATATCACCGTCAGCAGTGTTATTGTACTTGATAGGATTGCCCATAAAATAGCCCGTAGCTGTATCTGCAATATCCTTGGCATGATTAGCTACCGTCTTGTAATTGGGTGCGTTCACATTGCGTCTCTTGTGTTTTAAGATAGCATGTTCACCCAAGTAGTAGCTTTTAAGCTTCTTCAAATGTGAGCTTTCAGTGTTATGCATCGTTATCAATTTGTAAATCAGGTCTTTCTTCAAAGAACCCTCATCATATCCATCCCGTGGATAGGTTAAATATTGGTACATGTCTTTCCTCTCTATAGACCATAATCAGAACGTCTGCGGACGGTTGCTTTTCCACCTTCGATACATTGAAGGCTGTAACGCAAAGCGTCCATCAAGTGGTTGTTTTTATCCTCTGGTTTATTCAACCAATTCCCTTCTTTGTCTTGTTGATAACAATAGCTATAAAATTCATCCATGATGTTTTTACAATCTGGATGCACATAAATAGCGTATCCTTGTAACTTGGATACGCCAGCCATAATACTATCCTTACCTTTACGACTCTCTTTAATTCGAGTTATACCATGCTCTGACCTTAGTTCCTCAATCAGTCGCAATTCAGCACTATCGGCAACGATTTGTGAACGATGATAACCTTTGTCTTTTATCATCTTCGCAACTTCTTTTGTTATCAACCCAACTTTATACGCCTCATCAAAGACATAAATCTCTTTCGTCGTGTCATTTATCAACGAACAACACAAAGCGGTTGGATCGTGAGTAAAACCAAAGTCAAGACCGATACATAACTTATTAGCTGAATCTCGTAGCAATTCATCCTTATCGAAATCCTTGACGGTCACGTTCTCATAGATTAAACCTTCAGCAACTCCCCATTCACCATCACAAACGATTCTCGCACGCCTTGGATTTGTGTGATACAAGTCCTCATAGCGCTTAATATCGACTTCATCAAGCCACTCATTGCATTTGTAAGTGGTTGTAGTAGCGAATGTATCAGCTCGGCTAGTCTCTTCATCAAAGAACACACGTTTGAGCCAGTGCCTCTCATTCCACGGGTTAAATGTGACTGTGATTTGTTTAAAGAAATCAGGTACATCTAAGCTACCACGGATTGACTCAACTACTGTACTGAACTTGTCTTCAGTCTCAATTTGATATGCTTCCTCAAACCATGCCCAACAAAGACTGCCGACATCGACCGTGATAGATGTGATTTTGAGTTCATCATCCAAACCACGGAATAGGATTTTTTGACCAGTCGCTTTTACAGTTATTTCAGGCAAAGACTCGTTAAATTTAAACAAATGAGTCACACCCAACACATTACACGCCCATTTAAAATCCGTATAAGTTGATTGCTTGTTGGTATTCGAGTATCTACGAATAACAAGCAAGTTGGCCCAGGGATACTTCAAAAGACGGATAACATAATTCAAAGCGGTTGTCTTGGACTTCTTCGAACCACGGGAACCTTTTACAACACGATAAAGATTTCTTGAGCGCCAGAACTGTCCGTATCCAGCTCCTACTGTCTTAGGTAGGTCGATTACAATATCACTTTGTTTAATCTGGTATGTCTGACTCATTTGCAAACACCACCGTCCCAGAAACGTCTGCCTCTACTTTGTCTGTCCAAAGCCTATGACGTTTTCCTAATAGTTCGGCTGCCTTGATTCTGTCTTTTGCTCCAACATTAATATCCGTAATCGTTTGACCCAATTCTCCGATGCTTATCAAAGTCTGTTCTTGTGTCTCTCCTCGCATTACCGAGGTTAGATAACTAAGGACTTCTTGCTGGTCTGCGATTTTTTCAGAATCAAGCTGTTTCAACCGTTCATCTATATAACTTTTAATCTTAGGATTCTTTAGTAACTTATGTCCTTCAACGCCTGCCACTCTATCACTAGAAACACGATAACCTGCTTTCTTATAGGCTTCCGTCGCATTACCTGAGATGATGTACTCATCTGCAAATCTCTTTTGTTTTATTCTCAATCCACTCAATTTTCCATCACCACCTTTCAAACAATCAAAAAAGCCACACGATGTGCGACCTTTTCAAGACCTCTCTCTGCGAATTAAAATCGCAATTGGAACGACAGGATTCGAACCTGCCTACGTTTCAATTCCCTAAACAGGACTTAATCCGTCTACCATGTATCCATTAACTAGCATGAGACTACTGCTTTAAACGAGTGACTTTTGATAACTTATAGTTTATTATCTTGTCCACAAATATTCCTACTTGTATCACTCATGCACGATTGGTTAGACCAATCACTTCTTACATCACAAACTACTAAGCCATTTTTCAATTAACGAAGACCCCGCTAAAAGTCTAAGCTGCTTTACTCTTTGACTTTACTCTTATCCTTGCGAGACTTGAGCAGGCAATCTAATTGCCGAAGTACACTTTCGTTTGCGACGGGCGATGACTTTTGCTTTTTTCGAATTTTTTTCTATCTTGAATAGCCTTAAAATATAAAAATCATCTTTCATCTATCACAGACACGCATCGCCATGTGTTTCATCCTCTTTTGAAGAACAAAATGCACAGCGCCTGCTTGTTATCGATTGTTTTGCGGACAATCAACTCACCTTACATACTTTTGGGAGGCGCCCAATTTTTGTAAGATATGGTATTAAGCTCTTGTTGCACCTCGAACCAAATACCTCTTTCCTCTTATAGACTCGTTTCACAGCCAAACTGCCACGTTTGCATTTCCTCAGCACCTTGCCGTTGGAATCTTTCTGCTTTAACTTCGCCCACCTATTCCAAAACTGAAATAGTTAAGATTACATTGCTTAGATTGACCATTGCTGGCAGGATGTTTGATAGATTTAAAAACATCCTTTTCCTGAGTTACCACAGATTATCTAGGCTAAGCCCTAAAAGTGCAAGGCGACTACAACCTTGCGTGCGTATTAAATTTTGACTTCTTTTTTTATTTTTTGTAGTCATTTAAAACCTCTGAGGGAATCAAACCCTCTAGCTTATAACTTATCCGGAATATAATTAGCTACGCAATCATGCGAGGTCCAGTCGCTTCCGCAACCATTTTTAAGTTAATGAGTGATAGGAGTTAATGAGTGATATGTGAATCCCCACCCAGAAGATTTAACTCATTCTGGGACACAAACACTCAACGGCGATGTCCGGAATCGAACCGAAGGAAACATAGGAGAGAAACCACTTACCTGTCACCGCCAAAACGAGACCGAAGCCTCGGAAAAATATAATAAATATAAAGGAGATGTCAATTGGCCTATCACTTGACAATACTATTTTACCATGTGAAATAAGCCATTTCCTAGCAATTTACTTGCAAATATCTCCCAAAATTTTACGATAGACAATCAACTTACCTTTTCGATAAGCTTCCGCAAATTCCAAAGCACCTCTACTAAGCATGCGATAGAACTCACTCTCAGAATAGCCTAAGTCCATATAGATAGCCTTATCTGATAATTGGATTTTCATATCCATGTACTTCTTTATGATAACCTGCCGAACGTATGGATCCATAATGCAATTCACTGCTCTTTCAATCTCCAAAACCTCTGCCTCTGCATCCACATGTTCGATAACCATATTCTCAGTAGCTGTGTTCTTACCAGTAAATGTCTTTGGTTCAAATGAGTAAGTCGTTGTGATTTTAGGCAAATACTCAGCACCTGCCATTCGGACACACGATCGATAACTCTCTAGAACGTCATAGACATTTTTCTTGGTGAATTGCACGTCAACTCTTTTTAATAACCTCATAACATAGCTCCTTTATGATATAATATTTTTAGCGAACATATCACAAAGGAGTCAGCTGTGCTGGCTTTTTTCTTGCTTTGTTCCGTTTTTAGGTGTATACTGTATGTATACAAAATAAAGGAGAAACAAATGAATACTGTTAAAACTCGTAAGGTTGGGAACTCTGTCACTGTGACCATTCCGAAAACACTCAATGTTCCAGAAGGTCAGGAAATGTTTGTCTACAAGGGTGTAGATAATGTCATTGTCCTAGCTCCAAAAATTCCAGACCCATTTAGTGGTGACACAGACCTACGCATGGAAGAGGACTTTGAGGGGGTGAAATTCCTTGACAGCGAAATATGATTACATTCCAGAAAAACAGGACATCATCTGGATTGACTTCGACCCGTCTGTTGGACGTGAGATTCAGAAACGCCGTCCTGCTATTGTCGTCTCACGTAGAGAGTATTCGGAGCGGACTGGATTTGTGGCTGTATGCCCTATTACACACGGTCAAAGCAGACTAGAAGAACAAGGCCTGCTCATTCCTGTGCGTTCCAATAAGGTAGATGGCTCTGTCAATCCACTCCAACTCTATACTTTTGACTTTAGAGAGCGCAAGGCTCAAAAAATTACAACCATGGATACAACCAGTTTTCAGAAGGTTGTCCAACTCTACAACTTCATCTTTGAAGCCTAGTCCTTATGGATTGGGCTTTTTTAGTCCTCCAAAAGTTCTGGGTTTTCGTAGATGTTGCCGATGATTTCCTCATATAGCAAATCCAATACAATTTCTAAAACTTGCTTACCTAAAATCAACGGTCTGATTTCTTCGATGTTATTTTCGTAAAACCAATCAGGAACTTTCTTATCATAATGATCTTCAATTACTCTCATTGCACCGTAAACATGAAAATTGTTTTTCTTTTTAAATTCTATATATTCCGCCACACACTGCGGAACTATGACTTTTTCACGTTCAACCATACCCTCAATTTTACCTTGCTCGTAGCCCTCTCGCCATTTTGCATGGCTAAAATCCTGTTCAAATTCGCTCATGATAGCCTTTAACCAAACCTCTCTATCATGCAATGGCAATTCTCGCAATCGTGCTAGTATGTTCTTTACGTAGCGTGGAGCTTCATCTGCGTGACCTATTTCGGATTCGTCTAGTTGTTCAAAGATTTCTTTTACATCCTTCCACCAAACTACATAACCTTGAAAATTCCCAGTTATTGTTCTTCGTTCCTCTAATTTTTTAATCAATTCCTGCTTATTCATCTTAGTTTCCTCTATAAATCAAATAAACTGCAATAACTACCTGAGCCATGCTTGGCGAATAACCAACCCAATCATCAAACTCCTTAGATTTTGGCAACCAATCCTTAGTAGCTCCCAAATCATAGTCTGTAGGCTTTTCATCAGCGAAGATGCATTCCATCGCTCCCATAAACGTCATACCATCTTCTGCCATTTCCCAAAAATAGTCCGCCCGGTCTTTCACCGCTTGTGGTAAATCTTGCTTGGGAGGTTGCGGCTTCCCGTCTTCTACCGTCCAGTTGTATACTTCATTAACTTTTTGCTTTAACTCTTCCATCATCTTCCAACTCCTCCGCTTTCCGTCTTAATTCTCATTATCTTCCTCCTCAAACTTTACAAACGTTAGCCAGTGTGTGGTGCCTCTTTGCTGACCAAATAAGGGCTTGAATGGTATCACCTCTAGTAATTTCTTTACATTTATCTGACAGTCAGACCATTTAAAGACTAGTGTGCCGCCAACTTTTAGAACTCTCAGACATTCTTCAAAACCCTTGGCCAAATCTTCCGACCAGGTAACTTTGTCCAGCTGTCCATACTGAGCTTTCATTATCGAATTAGGTCCAGCCCATTTTAGATGTGGTGGATCAAACACAACTAGATTAAATGTGTTGTCTTCAAAAGGCATGTCACGAAAATCACCGATAATATCAGGGTCTACATTGACCTTTTTGTCATGTATCTCAAATGTTTCTTGCCTAATGTCCATAAAAATTGTGTGACTTTCGTTTTTATCAAACCAAAACATACGACTGCCACAGCAAGCGTCAAGAATTTTAATTTTTGACATATATACCTCCTAAAACGGCAAACCGTCATTTGGGAGGTCAAAGGGGTTAGGATCGGTAAAAGGTGAGCTATTCCCATTTTGGAAACTGTTGCCTTGTCCGTGCTGACTGTTGCGACTCTCTAGCAGAGCTACACTCTCAGCGATTACTTCAGTCACATATCGACGCTGACCGTCTTTCTCGTAAGACCTAACTTGTAAGCGCCCAATGATCCCAATAAGTGAGCCCTTGCTGCAATACTGAGCAATGATGTCAGCTGTACCTCTCCAAGCTTGAAAATTGATAAAATCAGCCTCACGCTCTCCATTTTCGTTTTTGAAATTGCGATTGACTGCAAGCGTGCCCTGTAAACTAGATACATTATTAGGCGTTTTTCGTAGATCAGGAGGCGCTACAAGTCTCCCAACCAGTGTGACGTTATTGATCATCTGATTTGTCCCCCTCTAGTGCTACGCTCTCCCAAGAGATACCCTAAAAACATCCATAGGATAGCCATCCCAATCTCTTTGATAAAATCATTCATTATTTCTCTCCTTTGCATTCATAACATACATTTTGACCTACATCTTTTCCCTTGATTATTGATAAGCTACCACATTTCTCACAGCTGATTATGAAACCTAAACCATTTGAATTAATACTGCTTATATTGTTCTCTGAGGGAACTTTGTAAATAATCAATGCGGATGTATGCCAATATTCAGCACTGACTCCACTGTCAGCGACAGCAGACACATTTGATTGAAATTTGATGTCAATCAACTTAATGCCTGGATTTTCGGCAAGCCAGCTATTTATTTGGTCGTCAATCGCCTCATGATGTGGATAATCACATGAAAAAAATACGGTTTTAATCATATTCCCCTCCTGGATTGTGCTACCAGATCATCAGGTCTTCCTGATTATCTCTGATGTACTGCTCAAATTTTTCAAAGTGGACGATAGCATGTTTTAAGCGTTGCATACCCTCTCCAGATTTTGAGCAAAAGCTGAAAACTTTAAAGACAGGCTCAATCATGTCAATAATTTCTACGACTTGGCCATTGAGGTTCCAGACGCTATCCTCTCCCACCTTAAAATCTAGGATAAACTCATCCCCTAGGTTGTGGATAACCTGCAATTTCTTGCCGTCCGAGTAGATGGCTACGCTGTCAGATATTTTTCTGATGTCCATGGTTACCTCCCCATTGACTCTGGAGAAATATCCAAGATTTTTCTATCTCCAATTTCCTTTTTTCGCCATACAGAGTCGCTAATAGGTCCTCTATTTTTCCTATTAACTCATCAGGCACCCCATATTCAGCCAATTCTTCTGAAATTTTTTCAATTTCTGTCATACTTACCACCCACATTGTTCATTTAGTTCAGCCTGAGTTAATGGCTCGATACGTTGATAACCCCTGACTTGATAGTTCTTTTTAAAATCAAATCCGAGTTGACTTAGACCAGCCTTGAAACGGTCTTTTTCGGCTGTGTCTACAAAATACACCTCTAAAGTCATTTTTTGGGCATATCGTTTTAGGTCATTTTCAGCCCCTCTAAGAGCGTTAGGCTCATTTTGGAGGATTTGTCCACCGTCCAAGATTTTGCCCGTTTCTGGGTCAAAATTTGGGGTTTCCGTTGATTTTGGAGCCTGTTCTTGCTGTTTGGTTTGTTGGGCTGCTAAAAGCTCCTGATTAGATCGCTCTGCTCGTTCTAGAGCCTGTCTGAGTTCTTCCTTTTGCTTTTCAAACTCATAATCAGCTTTGATTTGTTCAAAGACTTCAGCAAGAGTCAAGTCTTTCAGCTGTCTAATGTAAGGTGAGTCAGTCATGCCATACTCAGCACATAACCCTGAAATAGCTGACTTAGCCTTTTCAAATTCTTGCTGTTTCTGAAACTCAAATGTGACCATGTCATCAAGTGACTTCATAGTAGCTTTTTTAAGCGTCACGCCATCTGCCATGAAATCGCCAGCCTTGACATACTCAAGGGCCTTTTCATCAAAGAGACGAGGATCCAGCATGTACTCAGTCGATTTGTTGGCTAGATAGCCTTTTACCGTGTCAATTCGGACAGCCTTTTGATGTTCTTCAATTTCCTTGATACCTTTATCAAATTCACTAACTACGGTTGCAAATGGTTCAATAATTGACTTTGCATAACTATCCCATGTGTTAGCCGTCTCTGACAGCAAGTTTTTAGTGTCGATACGGATACGATTTTTAGACTCAATTAACTTATTAAATTCAGCTCGCTTTGCCTTGTCGTCTTTGAGAGTGCTAGCTGTAGGAATATAGTCCTTGTACTTTTCAGTAGCCTCTATGAGGTCTTTTTCAAAAGACTCTCTAGTAAGCTCATCCGTTGTAATCATTTCATAAATTTTATTGATTTTCTTATCATCAATAACCTGTAATTCTTGCATGTTGTCCTCCTAATATTCAAGTTCACCGTCTAGCAACTCGCCCTGGATTGGCTCCTCAGTTTTAGCAGGTTCAGGATCTGCATGATTTGCCTCTTGCTCTTTGTTGAATTGCTCAATCTGAGCCATCTTGCGTGCTACGACATCCTCACGGCTTTCTTGAGGAGTGACGTCTTTAGGTGTGTTATCCAGCTGAATTTCGTCAGCCTCATAGCTTGCTCCAAGCTCGGCAGGAAACGCCTCACGGTAAGCTGACACTAGAGCTACTTTTCGTATCATGACACAAGGCATAGTATCCCAGTTATTCTCACCTATTGGCTTACCGTATGAGTTCATCACTGGATAAGTAACATCTTTACCTTGTTGTGTCAGTTCCTTAACTCTTGCACGTATTTTAGAATTGTCGTACTCCTCAAAAGATACTTCTGTTTCCGTTGGGTAAGTACGGTCTTTGCGGTACACCTTAGCCCAACCGCCAAGAATTTCAGCACCTTTAGGAATAAATGCTCCTTTTGAGTATTTAATTTCACCATCCATCAGATAGATTACGCCTGCCTCTTTGCCATCAAATTGCGGGTGACTATCTGCTTTCTTTTCAAAAGCTGATTTGGCAGTGACTATCTGGGCTGGCTGAGTTCCATACTTGATAAAATAAATTTCTTTTGTAAATGGATTGAGGTTTTGGGCTTTGGCTTGAGCTATAAAATAGGCAAGCTCCTCATCACTAGCTTTTCCTTGTGGATCAAGATACTTTCTGATAATACCGCTATTAAGTAGCTGTGGGTTGGTTAAAAAGTCGCCTTTTGCTTCTACAATTTGATTATTCGTCATTTCCTTCTACCTTTCGTTGTGTTCTCTATTCATAGGCTAACAATCTCCTACATAGATCCATTGACCAGCGCTGAAAATCCAATCAGCTGGGTCATGTCCTTCTCTGGGTTCAGGAGGCTGCATTATGTCTCTGTCGTAATCAAACATGAGCATACACCTTTCCTAGTTCCAGAACTCGCTTCACATATCTGGTCTTTGACGTTAGCCCAAGATCCAGCAATTCGTTTTTTCTTCATGATTAGCCAAAAGCCATACACGGTTTTCAAGTTCAATTCTAGTCATCTTCCTGCTCCACATCTTCAATTTTCACTTCGCTATTTAGACGTTTCATGGCTTCATCTACCGACTTGCCGCCCAGGACGTCCTTGAGCATGTGGCTTACATCGTGCATTGTTTGAGCCTTCGCCTTGCTTCTTTCAGTCTCTGACATCAAGCTCATATCTTGTAGAGCTAGAAACGCAAGGCTGAAAGCGTGCATTTCTTTCTGAAGCTGTTTGATTTTTTTGATTGTTTTTAGTGCTTTAAACATATTGTTCTCCTTTTATTCTCCTACTTTCCAAATTCGGCAACGTGACTCAATTTCTGGTAGTTTTTCATTTTGATAAACCCAATCGTTACCATGAACACCTGATGCGATGTAAGATATAGATTTTAAGTAATCAATCGCTTCTTCTTTTGTTCCAAAAACTCTTGCAATATAGTCTTGGTGCCCCGTCGGTAAGAAATCACGTCCAATCAAACTGAAATCCTCGTTTCCAGTTTCAGTATTCTTGACATAAATCGATATAATGTACATCTACATTTCTCCTTGCAGTCTAGCCTTGATATCAAAGTTTTCTTTGTACTTGTAGGCAGCAAGCTCCTGCTTCAAGTCATGGTTTTCTTGCTCACGCATAAAGCGACGTTTGCGCTCTTCGAGAAGGTCATTGCTAACCTCAATAGCAACCTCTCTCCAGTCAAGGTTGACTGATTTAAGAACTCCTTCAAGTCTGAGTTTTAATTTAGTAAGTAGTTTCATTAAGCTACATCCTCCTCGTTGTCGAGCATTTCATTTACAATTCCGTTCCAAATGTCATAAAAACGATGATTTTCTGGGATGATAATTGGTGCATCTGGTTCTAATTTTCGGCCGTAAGCATATACTGTGACTTTCATTTTATCTTCCTACTTTTTTAATTATCTTCATCTTGTTTAGGCAAACTAGGAATTGTTAACGACCCTTTTCTGTTGATAAAGTATTGAATTAAAGAAGGATGATCGTCACTCCATCTTCCGTTGTATAGCTCTAAAAAAGTTAATAGCAATTTTTTCTTTGCAAATCCTTCGATATCTTCTGATGTCAAATCTGATTTCTTCAATTGTGTCAACATTCTGTTTTCATCAAAAACTGATGTTGTATACAAAGTCCATAAAACAGATTGTAAAAATGGTTTGTTAGGCAGTTTTGTTTCGTTTAAAACGCGTTCGTAGAACTTACAAAATTCTCTTAACTGTTTTTCGTTTGAAAATACATAATCGCCTTTTTTTAATTTTTTGACTACGTGTGCTGCCGTACCATCACGTCTTCCTGAACCAGCTACGATTACCATCTTGTCACTAAGCAATTCGTTCTCGTCTAAAAATTTAGCTAATTTAACAAATTCAGGATCTCCCTCTAAAGCGAACGAATACACATAATCTTGTAATGCCCAGTTGACAGCTGATGTATTCATCGAAATTACTGTCTTGAAATTAGCGGTCGGATCAATTATGTAGCGCACTGGTTTTCTATGTTTTCTCAAGTAATAAAGACGATGTTGCCCGTCGATAACTTCCATTTTTTCATTTACCAAAATCGGCTGACGTTGTCCCTCAGAAAGTAGCTCCTCTTCCAATTTAGGATTTTCAGTTATTTTTCTATTACTAATTTTGCGAAACATATCATATTCAGTAGTTGTTAAAATTTCATTTGTATTTAAGTTCATATTCATGTTATAATCCTCTTGTAAAGTTTTTTAGTATGCGCCTGATTGCCGTCAGGTGCTTTTTGTTGTCTTCTAGACTGTCTTACTTTCCATTGCCCTGAGTTCTATCTCATGGATGACTTGTTTCAATAGCTTCTCACACGCTATTTTAGCTTCTCTGTACGTTGTAGATTCGCTGATGAAGTAGTCAGCAAGTTCGATAATTTTATCTTCCATTCAACCTCCTATATCAGTCTTGAGACTGATGTAATTCCTTCCTGAATTGCTATAATACTCTTGACTAGGACCTCTCACCGTTTTAGTCAAAATTCCAATAGAAAGGAGATTTAATCATGGGCAAAAATCAGCATGTTGTCCCTGCCAAAAATGGTGGTTGGAACGTGAAAGGTGCTGGCAATTCAAGAGCAACTGTTCATACTACTACAAAGAATGAAGCTAAAAATATTGCTAGACAGATTTCACGAAATCAAGGTTCCGAACTAATCATTCATGGCAAAGATGGGAAAATTCAAAGCCGTGACAGCCACGGTAAAGACCCATTCCCTCCTAAAGGCTAGTCATAATTCGGTCTTAGCCTTACAACATACCCTGTAGCAGAAGTTACATCATCTAGTGTGACTTCTGCTATTTTTTTCGCTCCATCCTCTGTTTCAACAATTAGCCGTGTATAGAAACGACTATCTAAAATGTTCATCAGATTTGGTTTGAAACTATACGGATATCGTCTTGGTCTCATTTCCTCACCTCCTTTGTATTTATTTTTTCTACCCTCTCTTTTATTTATTTAGAGAAGTAGGACTGGTTGTCTTTTAATATTTATTGTTATTTAATACTTGTTGTTAGTTAGTATTTATTAGTGCCCAAAATCTGACATCTCACTTTCTGACATCTCACTTTCTGACATCTCACTTTTTGGAATGTCAGAATTATAATTCATAGACGCCCTTTTGATAGATAGGTTCAATCTCTGTTTCATAATATCGAATTGGAAATCAGATATTTTTACATCTGAAAAGAATCTGAATATATGACTCCCTCCATTTCCAGGAGGTTTTTTTCTTATTTTTCGTAAATATCCAGCCTCTTCAAAGATTTTGAAATACTTATCGATTGTCTTTCGGTTAACACCTTTTCGTTTAGCTATTTCATCTGGATAGACTTGCCAGTTAGGGTGGTTAGCTAGAACAACCATCATAATACCAACAGCTGTAAAGTCCAGTTTTGGGTCATTGATAAAGTTATTACTAACAGCAGTATAATTTTCAGTCGCGTTCTTGAAAGATAAATTGACAATCTAAATTTTTAAAATCTGTCATAAGTTCTCCTTTCTTTTTAATCTCAAATTGAGATATTTTATTTTAAAAAAATAATTCACTCTCTGATTTGTGAAAATAATTAGAAATAATAGATATCTCATAATCATGGAATGGAGCTTTGCCATTTTCTTTTAATTCATATTGTCTGCGATTTTTCAAACCAATTAAATCTGCCATAAAAACTGTCGTAAGTTCATGCTTCTTTCTCTCTTTTCTAAGCTTTATTTTCGGCTTCAATTCTTGCTTTTTTAACTTTTGTTTTTTTGTAAGTTCCTGCACGCACTCACCCCCTTGTGTTAATAGTTACCCTCCGTGATTTCTGCTATAATGTAGTCAGAAAGGAGGTAATGTTATGACTGATCACCAGCTAGAAACTTCTTTAATCGTCCTTGGCAAAGAATTTGATAGAACCAAGAAAAACGGAAAAGAAAGTTTTAGTGTTCATGTTTCTTTTTTTGATGGTTTAGATGCTAATCAGCATCTTCAAGAGTTTGCACGACAATATCCCGTAAAGATTGACCGTTCGAACTCTGACCAAATAACTTTTCTAATAAAGTAATATCGTTTAGAGGGAAGGGATTGGTTTCAACTCTATCGTTAAACGTTAAAACAACTTCACACTTCTCCAGATAATGATTGGTAAATTCCACTCGCTCAACTCCGTCGAGAAACATTCCATCGACGAATACAGCAGGGTGGTTTTTTCTTGCCGTCAACAATACATCATGCTCTGATGTATTTACTGATATAGTTCTGTTAGATGCCATTTGTTTGACCCTTTCTTTAGATAGACCGTCCTAGTCTTTTAGAAATGATTTCTACATCTGAGTCGTCCAGTTTCAAGTGGTCGGCTTTTTGATTTAAACAAGCTTCGACAGCTTGGTTGATTTCAAACCATTCTCGCTTTGTAAATTGGCTTCTGAATTTTAGAAATTCGTTTATTGTTTCTTCCATCCGTCCTCCTTTCTGTTTGTGATATAATGAAATCAAAAACGAGGTAATTCTGATGTTTAGTTTGATTGATATTTTGAATATTTCTGCCGCCTGGCTTGGTGCTATTACTGGTGTTGTTAGCTTGATTTACTCTTTGAAAGTCAATAGAGTGAAATTGAGTATTTCTAAATTCCATAAAAAGAGAATGAACGAATACTCTTGTTATCAATACAGTTTTGTTTTGTCTAACCAATCCAACTCAAATGTCGTAATCAAAAATATCCAACTGTTTGACAAAAACGGAAAAGAAATTTTTGACAACGGATTTAATCCAGCTATTGCTCTCCCTGAGAAAAAATCAGACCCTTTTGGTTTGATTAGTAGTACGCAGACCTTTTTTAACGTAGAATGGTACTCTACACCATTTGAAGATGAAATAGAATTAAATCCATACTCGTTTGAAAAGTTGTCATACTACTTTAACGAACCTCCACATACTATCAAGGTCAAGACCAACAGACAAATTCATTATCTTTCTAAATCTAAATCATTCCATCCTGTCTTTAATAAAGCAAAATAGATTTATTACAGCACAAACTACATTTACGATTGTTACTATGATTAGTCCTAGTTCGTTCATTCTATTCTCCTTTCTTAACGAGGTAATTCTGATGAAAGTAGGGTACTTACTCTGCTTTTTTTAAAATTTTCAAAAGTATTGAAAGTCCACTAGCTAACCCAGCTAGATACCCTCGTCCGTAGTCTGTCGATAAGAATTTCAATAATTCAATTGTTTCTTCTTCAGTCATCTTCCTACTCCTTATCTTTTTTATCACATCGGTACTTCACTATCTGACGAATAGTGAAAGATACAATCACAAATCCTGCTAGGATTATCAATCCAACATTTTCATCCATTGCTTTTCACGGCAAATGATGGTACACTATCAAGTAGAGGTTGGGGCTTCTGCCCCTTTCTCTACTTTTTCTTAAGCTCTTTGTCTTTGAGCTTGTAAGCTAAGTACTGCTTATGCCAAAGACGAGCTTCGTTGACTAAGCCTAGTACCAAGATGACGGTTGTGGTGTCCTTGGTTGCTAGGCTTTTTATGATGTGTTCCATCATTTGCCTTACCTCCTTTTCCTTAAGCTTGATTTAATTATATCTCATTTTGAGATATTTGTCAATAATTTTTTATCACTTTTTGAGATTTTTTTATTTATTTTTTGGTCGCGTTAGTATATAATAAGAAATGAAAGGAGTTGTTTAATATGAATATACTAGGTAGCTCAATTAAAGAAGTAAGAAAATCCAAGAAATTAACCCAAAAGAAACTTGCCGAGCTGACAGGTTTTAAACAAAATACAATTTCTAACCATGAAAACGGAAATAGACAGTTAGATGAAAAGGATATTAGAATATACGCTCAGGCTTTAGAAGTTTCTCCTCAATATCTATTTGACCTAGCCAAACCTTCATCTATTGAAATTACCCCTACCACTTCCCCCATCCAATCCATCTACGACCAACTAGAACCACCTAGACAAGGCAAAGTCCTGACCTATGCCGAGAGGCAACTGAAAGAGCAGAAAAACGAAGAAGAAACGAAGATAAACGAAGTATCGGAAGTTATTCGGCTCTACAGTTACGACTACTACGACCACCCAGCTTCCGCAGGTACAGGCCAGTATTTGAATGATGTACGAGTGGAACGGATTGAGTTACCAGTAGATGTTGATGCTGACTTTGTCATCCCCATCAAAGGTGACTCCATGGAGCCTGACTACCACGATGGTGACCTGGTATTCATTCAGACAAGTGTAGATTTGAATGACGGAGTTATCGGAGTATTCAACTACAACGGCGATGCTTATATCAAGCAGCTTGTTATTGATGAAGACCAGGCTTACCTACATAGCCTAAACCCTGAATATAAAGATATGCCAATTACACCAGACACCGACTTCCGAATTATCGGCGAAGTCGTGGATTTGTATAGGGAGAAATAACATGAGTAACGAAAGTAGACCGATGGAAGTGATTAAACACAACCTAGATTGCAAATGCCACAGACGAAGAGAGTGGATTAGAGTAAATGATAAATGGCATGCTATCGAGTTTTCGGTAGACGATCCAAACGAACCTCCTATGACAGAGGAAGAGAAAGCCAACGTGGCCTTAATTCTTCAACAACACTTATCGAAAGAATAAAACCAACTGTTTCCAAAATGGAAATAATTGCAAACAAAAAAAACCCCACGCTCTCGGTCGGCAAACTTCTGAGCGTGAGGCTAGCAATTACAAGAAAAACTTTTCAAAAGATATTACCTTTTGAGACGTTTTCTTGTACCTATTTTATCAAAAAAGGGGTACAAATTCAATGAAAACAACGAATAAAGTCGCAATCTACGTCAGGGTGTCCACTACTTCGCAGGTGGAAGAGGGTTACTCTATCGATGAGCAGAAAGACAAGCTTGAAGCCTACTGTAAAATCAAAGACTGGAAAATCTACGATGTCTACGTTGATGGTGGTTTCTCAGGTGCTAACACTCAAAGACCTGAATTGGAGCGTTTAATCTCAGACGTGAAGCGCAAGAAAGTCGATATAGTGCTAGTCTACAAGCTAGACCGCCTCAGTCGTAGCCAGAAAGATACTCTGTTTCTGATTGAAGATGTGTTTGCTAAAAACGATGTGGCATTTATCAGCTTGCAAGAAAACTTTGACACTTCTACGCCTTTCGGCAAGGCTTCAATCGGTATGCTATCAGTATTCGCTCAGCTGGAGCGTGAGCAGATTAAAGAGCGTATGATGTTAGGAAAAGAAGGACGGGCAAAGAATGGAAAATCCATGTCATGGACGACAATACCATTCGGCTATGATTACTCAAAAGAAACTGGCGTCTTATCAGTGAATCCGACCCAAGCGCTCATTGTCAACCGTATTTTCACGGAATACTTGAACGGTAAGCCAGTAGTCAAGATCATCAGAGACTTAAATGCTGAAGGTCACGTTGGAAGAAAAAGACCTTGGGGCGAAACAATCACGAAATACTTGCTGAAAAATGAAACCTATTTGGGAAAAGTAAAGTACAAAGATAAGGTATACGAGGGGCAGCATGAACCAATTATCACTCAAGAATTGTTTGACTTAGTCCAGCTTGAAGTCGAAAGAAGGCAGATTTCAGCCTATGAAAAATATAACAATCCAAGGCCGTTCAGGGCAAAGTATATGCTTTCTGGATTAATGAAATGCGGATATTGTGGTGCTTCACTTGGTCTGAGATATACAAGAAAAGACAAGAATGGAATCTCTCATCATAAATACCAATGCAGGAACCGACACAGCAAAGATTTAGAAAAAAGATGCGAATCAGGGTGGTACTCTAAAGAGGAACTTGAAAGGGTTGTAATCAAGGAACTTGAAAGAATTAAATTTGATCCAAAATATAAAAATGAGACACTCGCTAAGAAAGAAGAGACTATCAAGGTCGAGGAGATAAAGAAACAACTCGAACGGATAAATAATCAAGTCTCAAAATTAACAGAATTGTACTTGGACGAAATCATCACTCGGAAAGAGTTGGACGAGAAAAATGATAAAATCAAAACAGAAAGGCAATTCCTGGAAGAACAGCTCGAAAATCAAAAATCGAATGTTCTGAGCATCCGAAAGAGAAAGCTAACACGGCTACTAAAGGACTTCGATGTTGAAAAATTAAGCTACGAAGATGCTTCAAAAATTGTCAAAAATATCATAAAAGAAATTATTGTTACAAAAGACGGCATGTCGATAACGCTAGATTTTTAA